GGCTTACCATCTACAAAAAACCTCATATATTGATTGCCAACTTCAATATGAATAGATGGTTCGCTTGTAAAACTCATTGGGATAAGTATGGCTTTGCCGTTGTTTTTTGTGCTACCTACATACCAAGTACCAGGTCTGAAGCTAGTACCACCATGTGCGAATGGTATAAAATTGCGGCACTTAGCTAAAGCCACCTTAACCTTCTCAAGGTCAGACCTATACCACAATGCAGGGGCTACTTCACCGCCAACCATTGCAACCTGGTGAGTCTTAAATGTACTGGACGATGGAGAAGATCCCATATTACGTGCCATTAGTATCGAGCCCTCCTGTATTTACTTTCATAGTCGCAAACAACGTGGATTGCTTCGTTAGCATTGATTTCCTTAGATCCTTCACCCATCTGCATAGATAGCTGCAGTAAGTCTAAGTGTTTGCCTCTATCTCCAGCATGGGCCATTGCTATCTCAGCGGCAAGACGAGTAGCAAATGCTTGCACAAACATAGATGGGAATGCTTCCTCGCGAATGTTGTTTGTAGTATATATAGCATAAGCATCAGCTTCATTAGTTCCAATTAGAAGCCTGCCAGTATTTTCATCAGTTATAATTTCATATAAAACTGGTATTTCATCTTTGGTATCTACAGACGCTTTAGAAGTTATCATTCTAATGCATAAGCAATCATCGGGATATTCATAGCAGAACTCCCATTTAATATGTTTATAGTCTGATAAAGTTAGTGGTACAGTCCTTTTAGCAAAGCTCCACGAATGCTCCTCTAAAAAAGAAAATAATGTAGGTTCATATAAATTATGCAATGTTTGAGCTAACGGCGAATCAAGAACCTTGTCATCGACAAGTTGTCTTGAGATGCCTGCTTTGGCTAAAGCTAAATTCCATATCTGTAAACGGGTAAAACTCATAAATTCACCCTCTTAATATGTGAGGGGGCATAGCCCCCTCAGCTATCATGCTATTCTTTTCTCCTTTTCCTATCGGAACGAATCAATCGAATTATCTCTTGGTTCGTAGCCCCGATAGGAACAGACACGCCTTCCTTGCCTGCCAGCTCAAGTAGTTCATCCTTTTTCATTTGATTCAAGGTTTTGTATTCCTCCCTTGGATATTCTTGCTTTATATCTTTGACTTCGTTAGTTTTAACCTCGCCAATAGGCTTGAACCACTTGGGCACAGGCACACCATCTGGCACAACTACACGCTCACCCTTTTTGCGATATCTATGGCTTAAATCTAGGCAGTCAGTTGTAACCTCATATAACATATTAATCACCGCTAAATATTAGTTTGAGGATTATCGGTTAAATAAATGTCAAGCTTACCACTTGCTATAGTAGTTGGGACAATCTGCGCTCCAATATATCTTTTAACTTTTTCTGGCTTAGGTAATCTAACCATGCCAAAACAATATTTATCTTTGAGATTTGCAACCGGAACAACCCCAGAAGTCCACAGAATATCTGGACTATTAAAATTATTGTTTGTTAATTCATCTTCTGTAACTAACTTGACCTCAACAGACCCTGCACCATCAGTACCAGAACCTACAAATTCGGTCTCAACATATGCTACGAAATATAGCTCATTAACGGCGTCGCCAACCTTAACAGTATCTATTATATTTTCTGAAAAAGCTGGCGCATTAGCATCCTGTGCATCGCTTAAAATTAAATTTTTATCTAGTATCAATCTTTACACCCCCTTATTACGCAAAATTAATATGAGACTCAGTAGTAAGTATTTTATCGCAACGTCTTATTGGGATGCCATCAAAAGTGAGTATCTTCTTCCCGCCATACTCATCAAGAGATAGGTAAACATTAGATTTTTCGTTAACCATTATCCTAAGCCACGTCCTGACTATTCTATTGCAATAAATAACAGGCTTACCAAGATTGACTTCAGGTATCGTCTCAACAGCTTGGATAAGTAACCTAATCAAATTTGGTGACGTATCTCCACTTGAAGCCCCAAACGTGGATAATGAATTAACATCTATATTGGCAATACGCACGACGTATCTCCAATCACGTACAGACAAACCACAATCCCACTTGTAGTGCGACTCAAGAACGTCATACCTACCACCGTTTACAAGGTCAGTTACAGTTTGCTTACCATTATCGGTAATCTGCATACCAGCCTTGGACCCCTTGGGGAAGATACCATGAACAGTGTTAGGGCCCCATACAACAACCCATATAGACGTTAAGTTGCTATTAGTTTCTTCTCCGCCGCCATCAATTATTTGACCGCCATTGTCAGCATTCGGATCACAGAACCTTGGAGCCAGACCCATAAACTTCTCTGGTTCATCTCTAGTATCACCATAAAACAGTGTCTTAGCCATCTCCTGGTTCATGCCCTCGATGTGGAGTCTCTCCTCAGAAAGCCTCCACTCAGCAGAATTACCATTAAGTTTAGCAAGATCAACGTCAATCTGTGGTCTTGCCTCAAGCATACCACACGTGTCTACGACTTGCCTAGTCGTGCCCTTGGTAGGCTTAACCCCTTGATACAATGCCCTCCACGTAGGCTCAGGTATGCCTGTGGCTACAGTGGTCTGGTGCCCTGTAGGCAGGTTACCTTCAATCCACACCATATCTTCTAGTATCTGATTAGTTTCAGCTAGTAAGTTAACTACAGTATCTATCTTGCCCTTAGGGTCAAGCCGTCTCGCCCAATCGTGCAATGTTGGAAGATTTTGTCCAAACACTTCAGGCATTTATTACACCTCCTATTGATTATCTTTAAACATTGTCGGATAGAGCGTCTTCAGGATGTTATCCTCATCGCCAACCCCTGGACGGCCTTCGACGAATTTAGCCTCTGTACCAATCTCTTTACCTATACGATACAGAAAAGCTAAAAGTCTAGGGTTATTGCCAAATCCAGTCTGGTCGAGCTCCTGAATTAACTGCTCGTCTCCGAACCTATTAAGTACAGGGATTATCACTGTTTTGAGGTTCTCCTCAAATTTAGGGCCCCCATACTCCTCGTGTTTCTCTGCTTCCTCGCCCCATTTTTTTACCTGATCATACCAAGCTTTGACGCTAGCTTCCTGAACTGCCTTAGCTTGTTGTTTGATATGTTCAATGAGGTCGTTAGCTGCTTCCTGAGTAGCACCATGTTTTCTTAAAAGCTCGGTGTACTTAACCTTTTCTTCTTCGGTAAGATTAAGGTCTTCAGGAAACTCATATGATTCAGGCACCTCTGGCTTTGGCTTTTCTTCTGCAGGTTTCTTTGCTGGGTCGGTTTTTTCTGCAACATCAGGTTTCTCTGCTGAGTCAGGCTTCTCTGCAGGTTTAGCCTCGCCAGAGACTGGTTTTTTCTCTACCGCTTGCTCGCCTTCACCCGAGGGTTCAGTGTTTGTCTGTGCCTCGGCATTGACGTTAAGCTCTTCAGTCATTATTTTCTTCCTCCCAATCATGTAGTATTGCTTCTACCTGCTCATTCCACTTAAATGATTCCGCAAACATCTTGCCAAACAAATCTTTATCTACACGAGCTAGCTCTCCAATAACCATTAATCCTATCTGTCTCATTCCATCATTGAAGAAAGTATAACTATTGCCAGTCATTACTGGCTGAAATATGTGACATCGCTCAATGATAGAATACACCCACCTCCTCCCAGGTTCTGTTGATACAATCTCAGCTAGATCATTGATACGCATATTTTCAATAATCTGCTCTTTTAATCTTTGCCTTTCTGCCCCTTCATGGTCAGTAACACTATATTTTCTAGGATTCCTGTTCATCTAAGACCACCTGCTGCACCCTGTAGCAGAGCATTAAGTGCATTCTGCCCACTCATATCAGCCTCAGATAATGTCTTCCCTTGTTCTATAATCTGCTGCATCTGAGCCATTTGTGCTGCTTGTCTTTCTGCTTCAGCCCTTTCTCTTCTAATTTGTTCACGAACCCTAGGATCAGTAAGCATCCTCTGTGGTATCTGAATAGCAGATAAGTACCCTTCACCGATGGCATCAGGATTCAATATATCTCTAGCTTCAGGGTACAAACTAGAAAGCTGTGCAATGAATGCCGAACCTTGCTCTATCTTTGCCGACTCTATCATTTGTTGAGCTTGAGCTAATATTGACACATATTCTATGGTTATCTCTTGATCTACAATGTCTGGTGGTGGTGGTGGCAACAAACCACCTCTAAGCATAATACCAAATATCCTGTTGATTGCATCATCTAAGTATTCATCAGCTCGCTCTAACGCTGGCGACAGCATCAATAACTTCTCCTGCTGTATTTCCACAACTTCACGAGCTGTTTTTTCTGCGCTTCCTGTAGACCTAGCCATCAATGCAAGAAACAAATCTTTGTAATATGCTTGGTCTATTAATTGCCTCAATTCAGTTAAGCTTAGCTGTATACCGTTTAAGTCAGGTGCAACCTCATATAATGGCTTAATTCCTCCGCCTGATTGCATAGTTGAGTAAAATGATAATCCGCCTGGTGCTGCATTAACTACTTTGTCCATATCAGCAACGGGGGCTTGAAGCGGTGGGTTAACTGATTTTTCTATACCTACTCCTCTGTCTCTCAGCGTAGCATGAAGTTCTTTACAGTCAGGCAAAACCACCCACCCTGGCCCGAAACCATAATCATCTCTACCAGCTATCTCCCACCTAAATGTTGCGAATGGTTTTTCTTCATAGCCCTTTACCTCAAGTACTCCTTCGTCGTCTTCCGAGACATCAGCCTCAAAATATACAGACCTATATGGCATATTTCTGTTACTTCTACCGTCACGAATACGGTCATCATTCGGCTCTATGGCATGGATAATGTGGTGCCATTGCTCAGTATTGTTGCGGTCGTACTCATTTCTAACTTGTCGTGATACATTCTCTTTGCCAAAAGTATTTACTAACTCCCACGTACGCATATAGAAAGACCTATATAATGTATTGTTGCGCAGTGTATAATCAGAAGCCAGTGCATATTCACCAATCATCAATGTATGCGCTCGTATGACATCCTCAAAATCTTCAAGAAATACAGTTACACCAGTACCATACGTAGGGGCTTGACTCCATACACCATACGTACCTTCGTAAAAATTACTCTGCCCCATCACGAAAGTCATACGATAAGTAACTTCGTCCAGCCATCGACGTATGGCGGGGAATCTAGACATCTCAGGATCAGGCAGACTGGCACGCCACCACTGCCTTGATTTAGATGTCATCCCACTTTGAAGTCCTGCCGCAGTTACTCGTGCTGCAAGCGTGGGCCATGACGTCACCATGTCATCGTCGCCACGTCTGGGTCTGGTTTCAAAACCTGGGTACAAAGCACGGCCATACTGCGGCAGGACATAACTGCACAAGTCCTTCCATATAGGCTCCCAATGCGACCTATTATAGAGTAGCTCTTTATGCCGTTTCTTATACTTTTGTATATCGGTCACACCAGGCAGTTCCATTGATTATGCCCCCATAGTCTTACGCAGTACAGTTTGAGGTTGCTGTGGTTGCTGAGTGGCCGCCCCTCCACCTGGTACACCAACCCTGCTTCCTCTTGTAAGCCACGTAGACTCAAATCCTCTCCTTGCTGCTGCCCGTCTACGCTCAAGGTCTCTGCCAACCTCTTCACGCTCACTCTCCTGCTCCATAATAGGAGGCGGGGGTGGCTCCACTATTGGGGGTGGGGGTGGGGATGGGGTAGCAAATAATCCACACATATTTTATACCTCCATTCAATTATTTACTAGCACAGCATGCGGTCCTCCACCAATGGACCGAGACCTGCCGCCTGATACAAAAAATCTATCACCATTAACACCTAACCTTTTTACTACAGGATAAGCAAAAGTCAGAGCCAATGCATCTGCTCTGTCAGGGCTGGGCAACTTACGCACCTTCTTTATGGCTTGTTTTGACTCAAGCTTCATCTTACCAGATTGTCTATGGTAGTCGTAGTATGGTGTAACTAAATCATCACGCAGTTTTCTATCGTCAGGTATAGCCCCACCACTTTTGAGCCATTCCTTCATCTCATACCACATCTCCATGCGCTTGTTAGCAAGCTCCGGACGACTCGATGCTGCCGAGCTATTAACACCAACGACCTTATCACTCATGCCCATACGTCGTAACTGGTCTACCACACCTGCCCCTACGCCTGTAACATCTACAAATATTTTATCAGCATTCCTTTCGATGGCAAATCTATATATTTTGTCAGCGTATTCAAGAGTATCTATATCAGTACCTTCCCATAGTTTCTCTGAGTATAAACCTTGTCGCAAAAATAAACAACTACTATCGTCACCAAAGTAACTCACGTCAGCCCCAAGTATCACAGGAGCAAAGTTATACTCACTATCATGCAAGAACCTATGTATTGCTGCCTCGACCAACTCAAGTGGTATGAACTGCTGTACCGATGCGCTCGGGAACTCACCAAGCACCCTGACACGATACTGGTCACTATCCTCGCCATACTCCTGCTTCATTAACTCTATATATTCTTTAGTTACGAGCGGTGAATCAATACACGAAAAAGTATAGGTATCCCACAATCTCCTGTTGTTGTTGAATGCTTCGTAGAAGTATCCAGTTACCATGGTAGGGTTACCTGTCATAACAACTCTAGCATTGCTTGTTGTAAGCGTACCTCTCATAACCTCAAATATCTCGTCAGGTACTTCAGCTGCCTCATCTATGAGAAACATGAGGTTCTTAGCGTGGAATCCTTGTAATGCACCAGGTTGATCACGGCGTGCTGTACGAGCTACGGCGTATTGCTTTTTACCACATCCTTCTATGGTAACTCTGTCTCTAGTGATTATTGTTGCGTCAGCCATATCCTTGGGCATCTTCATGCGCCATGAGTCTACCTCCGACCATAACACGTCATTCAACTGATGGCTCGATGGAGCTGTGCATGGTATTTCAACGTCTAATCTTGTCCAGAGGAACCAAAGTAAAGCCCAAGATAACGTGGCGCTCTTCCCACACCCATGTCCACTCTTTACAGCGACATGTGCATTATCTTTAGCTATCGATTTAAGCAGTTGTTCTTGCTGTGCTGTTGGTGTGGCGCCAAATATCTCACGTACAAAAAGTACTGGATCTTTACGGTAAGATGTGAATTTACTGATCAACCGTTCGTTGATTTGCATTTTTAGCACTCTTCA